GTTCAATATGTTGAAGGAAAACGGTGGGCTTGTTTCCGAAAGACCTTTTGAGGCTTTCCTCGAAAGCCGTCATGGAAACTTCTCGGAGCGTGGCAATATTATGATGAATGAGTCCGAAGCTCAAATCGGTGTCATTCACAGGTTTGTTCGCGGTAAGCACAGTTACAGGGTCAACAAGAACAGAAAGCCCGATTTCTTTGTTCGCGACTGGAAGGAAGTTGAACGATACATCAAGAAAACCCAACAACGAGTCGGCAAGCTAAAGGCTGGATGGTATCACGCCGCCAAGAAACTTGGTAAGGTTCCTCAGTCCAAGTGGATTGAAGATCAAGGTTCGTCCAATGCTGTCTGCGAGGAGAAGCTCCAAGACCCTCAGAAGCCAATGGTTCGTATTGGCAACAAGATCGCCAGAGAACATTCTCAAGGATGGCACCTATTTCAAAAGGCTTGGGACCATAGGGATTTCGCCATGCGAACCCTAATTTACCACAAACTAAAGGGCAAAAAAAACCAGCAAACTCTTTTGCAGGCCATCGCCGCTTTGGAAAAATCTGACACATGAGCATCCCGTTCTATTCCGCCCGTACCATCGTAGAGGAAAAGGTTCAAACATACCTTGCCGCCGCCCTAACGGGTGTAGCAGTACACAAGGGCATCACTCCAGAAACCAAGGTAATCCCATTGGTAACGGTGTACGCTAAGTCCAGCCGCGCCGCTGATGCCCTTGGTAGTCACCCCTACGGCAATTACACCGTTACGCTGGAGATTGGTATCTATTCGTCCGCCGATGACGACACCCTCGACCAGCACCGCACCAGGGTACAGACCGTCCAGAACTACATGGCGGATAAGGATGCCCTTAAAGCTCTATGGACGCTCGGTACGGACGGCATCCTTTATGACCTTTGGGTGAACCAAGACGAGGAAGGTATGCACCAGCGCAAGTACGGCAACCTGCTTGAATACACGGTATTTGTGATGCTACCCCCCGCCCCTTGACAACCCGCTAATTCCAAAGACCTACTATGGCAGACCCCATCGAATACGGCGTAGCGATTATGTACGGCCTTCTTGAAAAAGAAGCCTTTATTTGCCTTGTTGTTCAGTCCGATAGCTGGACCGACACCTTCGCTCTCGATGTCGAAGTTTCCGATGAAGATGGTCGCGTCATCACGGATCACCTTGATGACCGCCGCGCTGAAGTCACGATTGATGGTGTGATCAAGGTCGGAGAAGATTTGCCAGAAATCGGTTCTCAATTCACCTATTCTGGTGGCACTTTTATCCTGAAGTCGCTTGACGACAAAGGTACTAACAAGGATTTCCGTAAGCTGACTATCAAGGGAATTAAGTACCAGGAGATCACCATTCCTCCTGCCCCCTAATCGGCGGCATCCCGAATGGATGCTCGCTATGTAAAGGCAACAACCGCAACTTCTCCAGATGTAAAAGTCTGCGGGAAGCGGTTGCTTCCTTTTTGCCTTCGGCATCGCATGATGCTTGAGGCAATCAATTCTCCGTTTCTTGAACCCGACAAGAGGGGTTTCACGGCTATGGATTTGATGAGGGCTATTAAGATCATCAGCACCTACGACAAAAAGGCAGTTGATGAACCGTTCAGTTTTATTGAAAAGATTTACATCTATCTGCTAAACAAGAGCGCAAAGACTCTTTCCAGGGTTTGTGGATTTGTGATCGGACATATCACCAATTCTTGTTCGTACCCGAAACTTTGGGAGAAAAATGATAAGAAAGAAACTGAACGGGTGCCTTGGGTTTTGTCATGTATCGCCAATAATGTCCGTAACGGTTGTACTCTTGAGGAAGCTTGGACTATGCCTGAAGGTGAAGCCGTCTGGATGAGCATTTCTCACGCAATCTACAACGGCGCAAAGATTGATGTCATCTCTACCGATGAGGAAGAACAGATGAAGCACTTTGATGAAATCGTTGAAAGGTTTAAGAAATCAAGGAATAAAAACTAATGGCATCTGACATCATTGTTTCAATCGGAGCTAACCTGGTCGAGTTCGCCAGGGGTATGGATCAGGCTTTGCAGATGGCTGAAGGCAAGGGTTCCAAAGGAAAAGACGCGCGTAAGTTCGGACAGGGATTTGCCGACCTTCTGCAAGCTGGCGTTTCTGGAGGACTTTCTGGGATGGTTTCCCATATCGGTTCTTTGTTCGGACCAATTGGTGTCATTGTTTCAACATTTATCAACCTCCTCATGGATGGCCTAAATGCCGCCATTGAGAGGGCCAAGATGCTCCGAAACCTGCATTATGAGACTGGTTTGAGTTACTCAGAATTGAGCAAGATGGAGGCTGTATCGAAGTCTACTGGCATTTCGATGAGTTCTCTTTCTCATGCTTTCCATGAGTTCAACAAGAACCTAGCAACATCTCAAATCCGAGGCTCTGAGTTTAGTACCGCCGTACTGAAGCTTGGCATGGACATGGATAAACTAAAGGACAGGAGTTTGACCGCGCAGGACGCGATCATGGCTCTTGCGGCGGCTCACAAGGCTGGCACCGATGACGCTACATTGGCGTACTACGGAAACATCCTTCTTGGTCAGTCTTACGAACAGCTACTTCCGCTTATCAAGAAAGGTTCAGCCGACATGCAGGCTTTGAATAATCTTCTTATTCAGAACAGCGAAGAAGCAACCGAGTCCCTTTCTTGGCTTGGAGATCAGTTCTCGTTGTTGTGGCAAAATTTGAAGAACATGGCTTATGAAGCCGCTGGTTATCTATCCAGAATGTTCGATTACATCATTTCCGAGAGCAACCGAGGTTATGCTCATTTGTTCAAGGACACCCCAGAGGAGAAAGCCAAGTTCCTGAATGAAGCCCTTTACGGTCACAGTCGTGAATACAGAAAGGAACAGGCCGAGATGTTCATCAAGGAGGAGGGCTTCACCGCTGAACAAGAAAAACGCTTCAGAGATGCCTTTGGAAAGTACCTCGATGAAAAGGGCAAGAAACTTGGCCCTGGTGGTTTGACCGAAGCTCAAGGTGCTTCTAAACTTCAACAGATGGGCGGCGGCGACATTGTTTCCGCAATCGCCTTCACCCCGCTTGAACGCATCGCAAAAGCGACCGAGGAGACGGCTAGAAACACGGCTCCTGGCGTAAGCGGAACTCCCTCCGAAACACCCGCAACCACAAGCACTCCAGTAGGATCATAATATGCCAGAAATCATCAAATACGGCAACGACCTAGTTACCCCAAAGGTACAGCCAGGTTGGACCATCGAGAGCGATGGCTTCGGTATGCTCCAGTCCACCGTCAAGTTCAAGTGGGCCAAGAGCGAGATTGCCAATTTTGCTGAAGTTTTCCATCGCGGTGCTGACCATCCCGATCCTGAATACGACCAACTGAAGCTCTTTAAGGCAAGCATGACCACGGGGAAGGGAGAGGTGGTCGATGTGGTTGCTGAGTTCTGCGGACTGTCCAGGCTTGGCGGTGGTGAACAAGGCATTGATTATGATGCCCGTGGTTTCAGCGATCCTCAAGTGATGATGACTGGTGCCGCGGCTTCCGAGTCTATCCAGGCGCATCCTAACTTTGTCCATGTGAACATCCTAAACTTTGGTGATGTTTCCCCCCTAGCTGGACCGCCGCCTGAGCTTGGTGGCTTTGACTCTAACCTTACTACCAACCCAAATCGCGCCCTTTGGACCCCGAAGGTCGCTGGTTCTGGTTTGATCAACAACTCGCAGTTCGTGGCCTTCTTGCCCAACCAAGACACTTCTGATACCACGCCTAACATCAAGGCTGGCATCAAGTCTTACTACAAGCCGCAGAACACCCTGCGCGTACTAATTTATTTCAATGACGAAAATCAAGCCCTGGATCGCGCCTCTGTTGTTGGTTGGGTGACCAACGGTGATACCTTTAAGCTCCCCGAAGCATACAAGAAGTTTGCTACTGGTGGTTACGCTGGTGAGTTTGAATACACCGAACAATGGGCATCCAAGGTCAATAAGTCTTTCCTTGTTACTGGAACCTCTGTCGAGCGTTTCGGAAATCTTTGGAAGGTTACTGCCGATCTCATGCTTTCTGGCATCAGCGGTTGGGATAAGGACATCTACCTGCCATCCACCTACGGCTGATATGGCTCGATCAATTAGTGGTTTTAATTCGTCTGGTTACGGTTCATTTGGCGAGGGACAGCAACTCTCTGCCAGGGCTTTGAACCGCATGGCGGTAAACATCGACAAGGCACAGACGATGTTTTCCCAGGGTGTTCAGTTCCAGATGAACAATGGTGGTGTTGCCTACAATGAGGTTTTTGACACCCCAAACATTCAAGCTACCCTTCCGCCTTTCACCGTCTTTCTTACCAAGAATGAGGGTGCTGATGCCGTAGGTGTAGCCGTAGGAACCGTCAACAATGTCATCCCGTACATCAATGGGACGCTGATGACGAACCCTTCGTACACTCCAATCTTG